GGTTAGCAAAGAGGAACGTTTTAATGGCAAGACTACTATATTGGGTTGTGTTGCCGAAGGAACTCCAGTACTCTGTAACTCGGGGTGGAAGCCAATAGAAGAGGTCACCCTACACGACAAACTTTGGGATGGGGAGGATTGGGTATGCCATCACGGATTACTGAAGAAAGGCGTCAAAGAGACGTGGAAGAGTTGCGGCGTTTGGTTGACGCCGGATCACCGAGTATTGTGCGGGACGCAATGGAAGGAATGGCAATATGTGGTGCTAGGCGAAGCTACCCGCTCCCAAGCATTGGAGACCGCAGCGGCAAGCTTACCGTTACTGGGTATATCCGAGGAGTCCGGGGTGGCGTCGCGGCGCTCATTGTGCGGTGCGACTGTGGAAGTGGGGAGTACCGGGTTGACAGGCACAACTTCAAAAACTTCAAGTCCACCCGGTGCAACGTCTGCGCTAAAAAGTCCTCTACGCGCACTCGCAAACTTTATTGGGGGTATAGCGACATACTTCCGGACGATGAACATCGGGAGCGGCTGCTCAACCGCATCTCTAGTTGCATATCACGATGCCATAGTACAACTGGTAGCCAACATGAAGACTATGGGGGGCGCGGCATTGAAGTGTATGCCCCGTGGAGAACTGACAGGGGCGCATTCCTCCAATACTTGCTCACACTTGAACACTGGGACGACCCCAAGCTTGATATTGACCGGATTGACAACAACCGAGGATATGAGCCGGGAAATCTCCGGTTCGTCACGAGAGCGGAGAACGCAAGGAACAAACGTAAAGTTCGAGTATTGCAAACGGAACTTGATGACCTACGACATCGCCTACGCAGGGCCGAGGAACAGATTCACAATTGCGACAGATGCCGGGCCACTCATAGTCCATAACTGTGGGTTTGGTATGGGGTACAAGAAGTTCCACGCGCAGCTTAAAAACTTTGGTGTTGACCTACCCCTTGAGGAGTGTGAGCGCATCATTAGTGTGTACCGTAGTACATACAAAGCTATTCCGGAGTTGTGGAAACAAGGGCAGCAAGTGCTGGGTGCTATACTTGAAGACAAGACTATACCGTTCGGTAAAGAAGGTGTAGTAATTGTTGAAGGTCGTAAGGGAATACGCTTGCCAAACGGGTTGTACATAAAGTATCCTAACCTTAGACGTGTCAAGAACGAGGAGGGTAGGGTCGAGTTTGTATATGACACCAAGAAAGGCCGGACGACCATACCAAACAGGATATACGGGGGCAAAGTTGTTGAAAATTGCGTGCAGGCGCTGGCCCGCATAGTTGTAGGCGAACAGTTGTTGCGCATAGCCCAGAAGTACAAAGTTGTTATGACTGTGCATGATGCCGTGTGTGTGTTGGTGCCGGAAGCGGAGAAAGAGCGCGGGCTTGAATACGTTGGGTTGTGCATGAAGATACGCCCCTCGTGGGCACCAGAACTACCACTGAATTGCGAGGCTGGTGCTGACCCGCGTTACGGGCAGTGCTAGCCCCTCGGGGCGCCTAGCGCCCCATGTCCCAGCTGGCGGTGGGCATGTTGTGAAAAACACCAGCAGTGTGTGATGTTATGCCCTCGTTGCCGCTCCGGCGGTTTGCATATTAAACAGGCACACACCGGATAGCCCACGTCACGGGCCCCACTAACTTGTATTACGAGGCGCTATATGACTGACGACCGCGATATATCTTTTGTGCACCCTACAGTTTCTACGTTTGACGACGTACAGCACGCCCTAGAAGAAGCAGAATCCCGTACCAAGGCAATGCATGCACCCTACTGTGTCGTAGGAACCGCTATTCCCGACGGTAGCGTTGTGCAGTACCTTGTCATGGAGCGCAGCCGGGCAATGGCTACAGCTGCGGTGATATTGGAAACGTTCCGAGTAATGGATAGTGACCCCGCGAGAGGAATAAACTAATGGTCCTGAAAAAAGTGCGTGACAATTGGTGGTCGCTTGTAAGCGACGATGGAGTAGCTAAGCTCATCTGGTTTGGCTACAGCAAAGCGGAAGTACTGGGCAAGTTCAATGCGTATGTTCGATCTCTTGATCTGGACAAGATACGGTACGCGCCGAGGGAGAGGGTATGAAAACGTTCCGCGCAAAAACAAAAGACACGAAGGCGGCGCGCTTGGCGCTTGAGATCAAGCATTTGAACAGGCTCGTTAGGGCTGGGAGGAAGGAGTGAGCATAGATAACGGAGGGCCAGCGTTTCCGGGCAGCTATACAGGCAATTACGGAATGCCGGTTTGGTCTGATGGCATGACCCTGCGTGACTACTTCGCAGCGAAAGCGATGCAGGGGTTTATAACAGGGGGTTACGACTTGTACCCAGATGAAAGGGCAAAAAAGGCGTACGACGAAGCAGACGCGATGATAGTCGAGCGCAACAAGAGGGACAATGCCGGTGTATGCAGCCCTCGCCAAGTACAAACAGGAGGCGGACAATGAGCGCGGATAAGCTGCCGGGATGGCAGAAGGAATGGATTGTCAAACACAGAACCTGCAACGCGCAGGTAACTGATCTTGGTCCGGTGATACTTGCCAGCAAGGTCGAAGAACTCCTCTCTCGTTACAGGCTGTGCGAGCGGGAGGCTACGGTTACCATAAAAGTGTGGAACCAAGGCGGCAGCGGCGAATTCACTTCCATTGGTTTCTGTAAATTAGAAGAGGCGCACAAGCTGCCACATGATACGCCCCTCTACGCCGAAGCCAAGGAGCCAAATCCATGACCCTCTGCCCGCTGTTTGAGAAGGCAGGACAGCAAGGCCCAGATGTTGACGCTACGCACCCGGAGCGTTTCTACTTTGTTGAAGGACTTGAGGCAGCCAACGCCGCATTGCCGCAGGACGATATTAAAAACGCCATCGTTGCTATCGACGCGCTTATCTGGACAAAGGAGGTCTGGATAAAACAGGCAGACCCGCTACTTGCTGCCGTGGTTGACGTCGAGAAGCACAACATCGAACGACTGCACTTCAGCAAGAGCCAACTCCGAGCCCTGCTGACTGAGGTGAAGCCATGACTGACACACGCAAGCTGGCGGTAGCCACCGCCTTTATAAAGTGCGGCGCGAAGGATGAAAGCGTTGATGGTGATGGCGGCCCCACAAGGCTTGTCTTTACTTTCGAGCAGCTTGAAGAATTCGCCCGGCTGGTGCAGGACAAAACTATTGTTGAATGCGCCGAAGCCATGCGCGCACTGAGCGCAGGGGGAGAGTGATGATTGAATTTATACCATTTAACAGGGCGCTGCCGACCGCTCGTCACGCAGACAGACACGGCAATATCGAACTGAAAGAGACAAATGGAAAAGTGCGCATCGGTATGTGGGACTGGATACCGCCCACTGCGCCGAATGCCGCCCAGCAATGGATAAACAACGGATTCACAGGGTGGAGACCGACCAATGACTGATACAGCGAAGGAAGTGGATCACGAGCGAATCTACTTGCAGCCGAAATGCTGCGCCTCTGAGGATGTTGGACGCTTGTGGTGTGAGCATGACTCGCCAGAAGATTGCGAAGACGGGGAGCCGTGGACGGAGTACGTCAGGGCTGATTTGTACGCCGCGCTGCAATCCCGCGTCGAGGCGCTGGATAAGTTTCCGAGACAATTCATGCCGTTGTCAGACGAGACAATAGAAGACATAGCAAGCCAAGCAACCTCCAAACGCATGGCGGTAATTCTTACTTTTAACATGCTTAATAGGGTGCTTGCCGGAGCCCCACAGGAGGCACCATGAGCATATTCGACCAGCGGTACAGCAGCGAGTACGCGCCGAGCAGGCAGCAGTCCGATTTGATACGCAAAGAGATGGAGGAACATGTCGCTGCGTTTCTTGCGAAGGGTGGCAAAATACAACAGCTTCCGTCTGGGGCCAGCACCATCACCTACGTCCCGTTCCGTATATCCACAGAGGCTCAGAAGGCCGACAGACAGAAATGGAAGGAAGGCAATGGCTGATATAATACAGTTCCCCCGTGTTGTGCCGGGCTCAGATAGCGCGTTAGTGTGTACTTGCGGGTGTATGACGTGGCTATTGAAATGCAGCGGAGAAGTACAATGCGCAGGTTGTGACTGGGTATTGCCCGCTGTGTGGGCTTTCGATGACGTGCTAGACGCTGAGGAAGAAGAGCTATGAAAGCTACGGATACTCAAGTGGGTGGTAGCCATTACAAAGAGATGACCATACAGCCCGTGGAATACATACACGCCAACGGGCTTAGTTTCCTCGAAGGAAATGTTGTGAAGTACATAACACGGCACCGCGCCAAGAACGGTAGGGCCGATGTAGAAAAGGCGCTACACTACTGCCAACTTATATTACAGTTGGAGTACGGCGATGATAAAAAAGCATGAACCCCTTGAGCGACGTTGTGATCTTTGCCGGACAGTGCAAGAAGAAATCTTTGCCTACGAAAAAGCGGACAACGGAGTTATGCACCGCGTGCGCAAGGGGTGGGTCTGCTGGGAGTGCTGGCCAGCAGCGGGGTCGTTCCACCAAGCTATCCTAAGAGAGAGGTGGGTTTGTGATGATAAAAGTAAATGAATTAACGCCCGAACAAATAGAGACCTGTATTGCGGCTAACGTGACGATAACAGATTGGCGCTTGCGTGATGGGGTTATTGGAGCGGTTATGGATGCAGTGGCGCTGTTTGCGAAAGAAAACGAAATGTTACTGGGGTCCCTTCCTGAGCCGGTGGTCGAAGCTTATGGTTGGTTATGGCACGACGTTAGTATTAACCCACGAGCACAAAAAGCGCGGCAGTTGTTGGCCACAGCAATGACGCAGGGACAAATGCGGGTAGGGATACAGATAGCAAAAGAACATGGCGCTGTCGTGTGCGGGCGCGTTAAAACTACTGGAGCGTGGGGGAGCGAAGATGATAAACGCAATGCTGTGCCTAGCCCTGACGATATACCACGAGGCCCGGGATCAAAGCCTTGAAGGCCAGATAGCCGTAGCCCAAGTAGTTATGAACCGAGTACACGATCCGCGCTATCCAGACGATGTATGCAGCGTCGTGCATCAAGGCCCAGTGGATCGGCGCGGGAACCCCGTGATTGGGCAATGCCAGTTTGATTGGTACTGTGACGGCAAGAGCGATGCCCCCAGAGACAGACGCGCACTTCGCAGGGCACGCGCAGTCGCTACGTTAGTGTTGAACAACACGCCAAGCGATAGAGCCAAAGGCGCCACGCATTACCACAGCTTGAAAGTTAACCCCAAGTGGGGCTTGCAACGTGTGGTGCGCATAAAAGACCACGTTTTCTACCGCTAGTTAAGTACAAGGAATCTGCAATGGATGTTTCGCCGCGACGCCCCCTGTATGAGACGCAGGACCATATGACTGCGGAGAGTAGGTTGGCGAACCTGCTCAAGTCGCAATGGAAGTGCGAACTGCGCAAGTTGTCGCGCAAAGCCCAGATAGACTACGCTGTGTACCGCAAGGGTGAGCGGGTAGCGTTTGCCGAGCTTAAGTGCAGGACAAACAAGAAGGGCGCTTACAGCACTTATATGCTATCTCTCGATAAAGTGATGGCGGCGGGGCGGCTTGGTGCTGTTACTAACGTACCCGTATTCCTGATAGTAGGCTGGACGGACGCGGTTGGCTGTATGAAAATAACCACACCAGACAGAGTGGACATCGGCGGCAGGTCAGACCGTAACGACCCGGAGGACACTGAGCTTGTCGGGTACTATGACATTGAGCGGCATTTCGTGTTGGTGCCAAGCCAGTGACGCGCCCCAACAGCACTCCAGACCCCGAGGACGCAGTACTCCTCAAAGGTAAAAGCCCCAGCTACATAGCAGGGTGGAACAAAGTAAAACACATAGGAGATAGCCATGACACTGCGAGAACTGGTAAACCCGTGGGCCGCGCTAAAAAACGCAAAACTGGAAATAGCCGTGCTCACGCGGGAGCGGGCGCTGCTGATCGAGGAGCTGAAGAAAGCGCAGAAGAACGACTACCGAGGCCCGGATGGGAAGTTCCGGAAAGGGGGCAGGTGTTGAAGCCTTCACAAGCATGGTCATACAGTAGTATCAAGACCTTTGAACAGTGCCCCAAAAAGTACTACCACCTTAAGATAGTCAAAGACACGAAGGACGACGGCAGCGAAGCAACCCGGTACGGTAACTTGGTTCACACAGCTGCTGAGGAGTATATAAGGGACGGCGTGCCGGTACCGCCAGAGTACAGCTATATGCAGCCTATCCTAGATGCGCTGCTGCGTATCCCCGGCACCAAGTACTGCGAGCTAAAACTCGGTGTGGGGTATGAAGACGGTAAGTACTACCCGGCGGAGTTTGATGCAGCGGATGTTTGGTGGCGGGGCATTGCCGACTTGCTTATAGTAGACACTCCTACCGCTTACTTAGTGGACTACAAGACAGGCAAGAACGCCAAGTACGCGGACCCTACGCAGTTGGACATGTTGGCGGGTGCGGTATTTACCCATATGCCATGGGTCACGAGTATAAAGTCTGGCCTGCTGTACGTAGTAAGTGGGGAGTTTGTCAAGAAGGAACACACAGCCAAAAACCGCACTTCGTATTTGGCTACCTTTGATACCGCGCTGGAGCGGTTAGTAGTTGCAGAGCAGACCGGAGTATGGAATCCTGTAAGCGGACCGCTATGCAGGTTCTGCCCTGTGTCCACATGCCCACATAACTTGAAGAGGTGAATTATGCCGTACGTGAACAAACCCAGACCATATAAGAAAGAGTATGCGATGCAAGTTGAGCGGGGCGAGCACGACGACCGCATGGAGAGGCAACGTGCAAGACGTGCGGTGGATAAGAAGGACACCGGCACCATCACCAAGAAGTCCCCGCGCCGCAAGGGTAAAGACGTGAGCCACAACAAGATGCTCAGCAAAGGGGGCAGTAACGCAGATGGTTACAGGTTGGAGTCCCCCAGCAAGAACCGCGCCCGCAACGGACATAGTAAGAAGTAACCCATGCAGATAGTTGACAACAAAGCCCTCGTGCTGAAGACCCGCACGCCGCATAAAGTCACCGAAGTAATTGAGAAGTCCAAAGACCTTGGGGCCAAAGATGGCATGCATGAGGTGGCTGTGTACTGGGGGCTGAACGAAGCGCAACAGCTCGCAGACTTGGGCGTTAAAGATGTGCCGTCGCCGTTGCTGCGAGATTATCAATGGACGGGCAAGCTGACGCCGTTCGAGCACCAACGCACTACAGCATCTTTCCTGACCCTGCACAAGCGGGCTTTCTGTTTCTCGGAGGCTGGCACTTCAAAGACAGCGTGTGTCATATGGGCGGTGGATTACCTGATGAAGCTCGGGCTGGTCAAACGCGTGCTCGTTGTATGCCCTATGTCAATAATGAAAGCAGCATGGCAGAAAGACCTGTTCAAGTTTGCTATGCACCGAAGTTGCGCCGTTGCTTACGGAGACCCTAAAGCACGTAAGAAAACCATAGACTCTGGCGTAGAGTTCGTCATCATCAACTACGATGGCGTAGAGGTGGTGCATCAAGAGCTCATGGACGCCAAGTTCGACATCGTTGTCATAGATGAGCTTAACAGCTACAAGAACGTACAGACCCGCAGATGGAAGTTGATGAAGGAGCTTACAGATACGGTGGAGTGGCTATGGGGTTTGACAGGTACGCCTGCCGCGCAGTCCCCGCTGGACGCCTACGGACTTGCCAAGCTGATCCGCCCGGAGCGGGCCCCCAAATACTTTGGGCAGTACCGCGACATGGTTATGTACAAAGTCAGCCAGTTTGTATGGAAGCCGAAGATAACGGCCAACAAAACAGTGCACACCATGCTCCAACCAGCAATACGCTTCGAGAAGAAGGATTGCTTGGACTTGCCTCCAGTAGTGATCGTGTCTAGGGAGGCTCCGCTAACTCCGCAGCAACAGAAGTACTACAAACTGCTTAAGAAACAAATGACTATGGAGGCGGCGGGGCAGTCTATTACTTCCGTAAACGCAGCGGTGAACCTGAACAAGCTACTGCAAATATCCGGAGGAGCTGTATACAGCGACACGGGTGAGGTGGTGGAGTTCGACGTAAGCAACAGGCTTAACGTTGTACTGGAAGTCATTGAAGAGGCAAGCCATAAAGTATTGGTGTTCGTGCCGTTTACGCACACTATAGCTCTGCTACGGGACTTTTTGACAGCCAAAGGAATTACGTGTGAAGTCATAGCGGGCGCCGTATCAGCCAACAAGCGTTCAGATATATTCGATGCGTTCCAGACGCTGCCGGACCCTCGCGTGCTTATCATCCAGCCGCAAGCTGCTGCGCACGGGGTTACATTGACCGCCGCAGATACGGTAGTATGGTACGCTCCCGTCGCAAGTGTAGAGACTTACCTGCAAGCCAACGCGCGCATCGACCGCCCGGGGCAGCGACACAACATGACAATTGTAAACGTCGTAGGGAGTGGTGTAGAAGAGCGGCTCTACACAATGCTCCAGAGCAACATAGATAGTCACGTCAAGATAGTTGATTTATATCGCCAAGAAATAGACACAATCTAGTTGACACTGTAAATACCCCCGATATACTTATGTTCCCCAACCCGAAAGGAGGAGCTATGGAATCACTGCCCGCTGAAGAAACCCAAACCGCAGACAAGCTTGTGGCTGCCTACATAACCATCCGCAACGCTATCGCTGACAAAGAGGAAGAGATCAAGACACTAAAGGAGTCGCAGGAGAAGATGGCGGAGGCGCTGCTTGCTTTGTGTGCGGAGCAGAACCTAGATAGCCTACGGACTCCCCTTGGAACTGCATCACGCATCATCCGCACTAACTACTGGACAAGTGACTGGCACGAGATGCACGAGTTCATCAAGGCCCACGATGCGTTTCACCTGCTGGAGAAGCGAATACACAACACGCACATGAAAGAGTTTTTAGCTGACAACCCGGGCAGCGTACCTCCCGGGCTGCAGGCAGACAGGAAGTATGTAATATCTGTTCGTAAACCAACCCCTAATAAGTGAGAGCTTAGATATGAGCAATGACGTATCCATATTCAATAGTCGTAACGCGGTCGGTGTGCGCTCTGAGCAGCGCCTGACCAAACTAGGCCAGACCCTCGCGTCTTCGTCCACCTCGCGCCGCATACAGTGCAACATTAACGGAACATTCAAGAAGCTGGTCAACGGTGAGCAGATCGGTAACTCAGTCCGTGGCACCATGAATGTTATTGTGATAGCTGCACAGCCGAAGGTATCCCGTGTGTACTATGCGGGTAAGTACGACCCGAACGCCGAGGCCACAATGCCGAACTGCTGGTCCAATGCAGGCGACATACCAGAGGCCGCAGCAACCGACAAACAGCATGCTAACTGCGCCGACTGCCCCATGAACGTTAAGGGCTCTGGTGAGAACGGCACGCGTGCTTGCCGCTTCCAGCGCCGTATCTCTGTGTTGCTCGAAGGCGACACCACGGGTGATATATACCAGATGAGCATCCCATCCAAATCGTTGTTCGGTAAGGGCTCAGGTAACGTGCATCCGTTCGAGAGCTACGTAAAGTTCCTTGTGGCTAATGGCGAGTCCCCGGATACCGTGGTTACCACAGTAGCGTTTGACGACGAGGTTGAAGGTATGGAGCTCGTGTTCTCGCCAAGCCGTCCTGTAACCGACGAAGAGTACACCCTGATACAGAAAGCCCAAGCACGTCCGGAAGCGGAGATGTACACCCGCATTACAGTGGCGTCAGTGGATGGTGTGCGTAAGGAACCGAAGCATGCGGCACCCGCTGAGCAGGAAGCGCCCAAAGCGAAAGTGCAGCGCTCGGACGATCCTGACGACGGGATAGAGGAACCAAAAAAGCGCCCCAACAAAAAGGAGCAAGCAGAGCAGCCCTCTGATGACGCAACCAAAGCCGACCTTGCTGCTGCGCTTGCTGACTGGAGTAAAAAATAATGTCTGCCGGGTACACATTGGCGATGCTGCAAAAAACCAAGGCCGCCAGCCCCAAGTTAATAGGAGTCAGGCTCGGGCGGTATTGCATTGACAACGACATAGCAGTAAGCGAAGTGGCGAAGAAGTTCGGAGTCTCCCGCGCGGCTGTGTATTGTTGGTTCGTCGGTGCATACAGCCCACACAAGAAACTACACGAAAGGATCGCCCACTTTATTAGCGAGTAGTCATGGGTAACTTCGACTTGTTGAGTGCGGTGCAGCCACACGAGGGGTGGTATTGCGTCGTAGGCATAGGGACTGATGGTTTCTCTAGGCAGAAGTTTGTAGAGACGCGGGAAGAACTGGATCAGGCTGCAGAACGTTTTGTATCCCAAGGCAAGAACGTTTTCTTTGGTGTTGCGAAGTACGCAACAGACGAGAACCGCACCAAGGACAATGTTCTTGCGCTCAAGTCCTTCTGGCTGGACATCGACTGTGGCCCTGATAAAGCGCTGTTGAACCCCAAGACTGGCAGGCCCGCTGGCTACGCATCACAGGTAGCAGGGCTTACCGCGTTGCGGGCGTTTGTACAGGATGCTGGGCTCCCCGTGCCTGTAGTGGTCAACTCGGGTCGAGGTATACATGCGTATTGGCCGCTTACGGAGGAAGTATCCCGCAGTGTGTGGGAGCCAGTAGCAGCCAAGCTGCGTGGGGTATGCAATACACACGGCCTGTATGTTGATGGCTCCGTGTTCGAGGTGGCTCGTATTATGCGACTACCCGGCACGCTGAACTTCAAGGAAGACCCACCACTTGCGGTTGCTGTATTGAAGGAGGCCGATCCTGTATCACTGGAACAGCTGAAAGAAATACTTGGGGTGGAGGAAGTACAGCAGGTGAGCCGCCCCAAGCGCGAGCTGACCGCATTGGGCAAGGCCATGCAGGCCAACATAGAGTCCAGCTTCGCATCCATCATGCGCAAGTGTGGCAAAGGAGAAGGCTGCAGCCAACTGTTAAGCTGCTACATGGAGAGAGCCACGCTGGCCGAGCCTCGGTGGTTTGATGCGCTATCCATAGCGAAGTTCTGTTCTGACAAAGACATAGCGATACACAAGCTGTCCGAAGGGCACCCAGACTACGACCCCGGCGCAGTCGAACGTAAGATTGTAGGGATCAAGGGCCCGCACTCCTGCGCGGAGTTTGAGAAAAACAACCCCGGTGGTTGCGCCGGCTGCCCTCACTACGGTAAGCTCACGAGCCCCATCTCACTAGGCAAGACCATCGCACGTAGCGCCCCGGAGCCCACGGAGGTGGTGGAGGAGCCTGCAGAGGAGAGCGAGGACGAGCCGGTTGTGCACACAGTGCCAGCTTATCCCGATCCGTTTTTCAGAGGTAAGCATGGTGGGGTGTACTTTTTGAACCCTGCCGAGGAGGAGTCAGAGCCCGAGTTGGTGTATGAGCATGACCTGTACGTAGTTAAGCGGATGAGAGACCCAATACAAGGAGACGTGGCATACCTTAAAGTGCATATGCCTATGGATGGCATCAAAGAATTCGTAACAACAAACGTGCAGCTGGCGGATAGAACTGAACTCCGCAGGCACTTGGCCGCAGAAGGCATAGTGTGCCCCGAGAAACGATTTCCATTATTGGCCACGTACCTGATGACCGCAGTACGCGACCTCCAACAAAGAAAAAAGGCGGAACTTATGAGACTACAGTTTGGGTGGGCAGAGAAAGACAGCAAGTTTATTCTTGGGGACCGCGAGATAACCCGCGAAGGTACCTTCCATAGCCCCGTATCGCTATCCACGTCAGCCCTTGCGCAGCACATGCACACAGCGGGTACGCTGGAGAAGTGGAAAGAGGTGTTCAATCTGTATGGGCGTGAAGGGTTGGAGCCCCATGCATTCGCCGCACTCACTGCGTTTGGTGCCCCACTACTTAAGTTCCTTGGGCAGAACGGCGCCATCATCAACGTCATCCACCCAACTTCTGGTACAGGCAAATCAACCATCCTGTATATGTGTAACAGCGTATACGGTAACCCGGAAAAACTATGCGGCATGTGGGAGGACACGCTCAATGCCAAGATAATGAAGCTTGGCTTGCTGAACAACCTGCCGTACTGCGTGGACGAAATGACCAACCTAACCCCGCAAGATTTCTCAACGCTTGCATACAGCATGTCGCAGGGGAGAGGTAAGGACAGACTTAAGTCTTCGGCAAACGAGCTTAGGGCAAACCTTACTTCGTGGGCGACCATCTCGCTGTGCAGCTCAAACGCTGCGTTCGCTGAGCGGATGACGTCATTCAAAAACAGCCCAGACGGTGAGCTTATGCGCCTTCTGGAGTACAAGATTGATTTCTGCAAAGCTATCCCGGTGGATGAAGCCAAGCGGTTATTCGACCACCAGCTTAAGGAAAACTACGGGCACGCTGGGGGCATCTACGCTTCTTGGCTTGTGTCCAACTTGGAAGAGGCAGTGCAGGCCGCTCGGGATGTACAACGCAAGCTGGACACCGAGTTGAAGCTGACGCAACGGGAGCGCTTCTGGTCCGCCGTGGTGGCCGCCAATATCGCTGGCGGGTTGATAGCTCAGAAAGCTCTTGGGCTCTTCGACTGGGACATGAAACGCATATACGCATGGGCTACCCAGATGCTTCTTGAGCTACGCACGGAAGTTGCCCCGCCGGTATCCAACGCCAGCTCAGTTGTAGGGGACTTCATTAACCGCCACATGCAGAACATTGTGGTAATCAACGAGGCTACAGATGGGCGTGGGGGGATGGCTAAGATGCAGGAGATGCCCATCTTGGAGCCCCGGGGCCCACTGCTTATCCGCTACGAGCCGGACACCAAGCGCATGTACATCAACGCTAAGGCACTTAAACACGATTGCGTTGAGTTGCAGATCAACTACAAGGACACACTTAAGCAGCTGGAGGCGCGTGGTATATACTTGGGGGCTGGCACAAAGCGCATGTCAAAAGGTATGAGTATTGTGTCCCCCGGTGTCCACGCGATTGTACTGGACTGCTCAAACCCCGACTTCATTTCACTGGGCTCGATTATGCCGATGATGTCCAATGATAGTGGAGAAGGTTAGCTACAGCGTTAACTGGCGGGAGTTCACGGTGGGGGCTTCGTTTTTTATCCCCTGCCTGCACCCGCCTTCTGCTTGGCAAGAGATGCTCCCCACCCTCAAACGCTTACGCTACAGAACTGTGCACAAGGCAGTCATTGAGGGTGGGGTGCGCGGCATTCGGGTGTGGCGGGTTTAGTCTTCCAAGTCATCGAAGAACCGGCGTATCTGCTCGGGGCGTAGGGACGAGTTAAGGGTTACGCCTGTTACGCTGTCCTGTACACTCTGCGCACGAGACCGGAAGGAGCGCTCAATAGTATCGTTCTGCACCAACCCCGGGTATCGCTGTCCCAACGTAACCAACCGACCCCGGACTTCTTCAAAGGTCTCAGTATCCCCAACGTTGAAGGCTGCCCATGCTGCGTCAAGGAGCTGAGCCTTGTGTTGTTCAACAAAAGCTTCAAACTGCAACGCCATAGTACGGGCTTGGTAGATAAGTGCGCGGTCCGCCGGAGCGAAGCCAATGGCCTGCATCACTGCATTGTAAGCGTTGATGTCGTCGTCTACGGGCTCGCCATCTTTGTTGACGTCCGCACCGTCACGGTAGAAGCGTGCGGCTTTGAACAGGTTTGCCCCTGCGGTGGGCAGTAAGTATTCCGGCACACGACCCCAGCGTCCTTCTTTGGCTTCGGTAATCGCCTTCTCTACGTTCACTGCAACACCCGCTGCTGGCCCGGCGAGCTGGATAATCATAGCCCGCACATAGCCAACGTCCTCAACTAACTGAGAGTCCGGCGTAGGCGCCAAGTTGTTGGTAATTGCTGTTCTGTCGGCTACCGAGAGATTGAGGAACGCATTGATAGGCCCCTTGTACGCCCAGTCGGCCAGCACGTCCTGCATCCACTCTTGGCTGTTAAAGTATTCGTAGTCATCGTCGTCATCGCCAAACAACCCCTGCATTACGGAGTTGAGAATCGACACAGTACTTGTAACGAATGGCATACCAGCCACTCCGGCGAGCGCACCGGATACGGCATAGGTGCCCAGCACTTGTCTACGTGCTACCCGCCTAGTTTCGGGGTCTGCGCCGATGAAGGCTTTGGCCGCGGTGATGCCGAGCACAGCAACTTGGTTTAAGGCAAAGCTCTTGAACGTACCGATCAAACGCCCGGGGGCTGTCTGGAACGCCCGAGGGCCGGTAGCCGCGGTGCCCGAAGTATTGATGTTCTTCACTACTTCTATTGCATACTCAATCGCCGCTGCCTCAGTCATCGGGGCCACGCCGCTACCGCCTTTACGCGCCATCTCATAGGCTGCTATACCAATAGCACCACGGTTCACTTTTTCTGCCGCGTTGAACGGGCGACTACCAAGGTCGAGTGCTTTCACCATAAGCCCGGCGGCACCAGAGCCCATCTCGGCAGACGACTTACCCCGCCCCTCAAGAATCTCTCGCGTCTGCGTGTGCTGCAGCTGTCCGCGGTCGAGCATGGCATCAACCAACTTGCGGTACTTGGCGGGGACGTTATCCCACGCCTTAGTATCCCCCGTCATATCTTTGAGGGAGAGCGGGGTAATTATTTTGGTGGCATCTACCATGGCCTTGCGGGCGGCGTTATATCCGTATTTGGCACCAAGCATGTTCCAACCCAACGGCAGCGCAGTCAGGTTGATAATCGCTGAGGACACGTTGCCGAGGATGTACGCCCCAAAGCTGATGCCAGTGGCGGTGGAGATCAGCGGGTTGAACGTAGGGTTGTGCAGGAAGTCTCTTGAGCCCGGGCTATTGAGTACACTATTCAGCGCCAGAGTATGTGTACCGCCTACATCCCGCTGGGCTTGAATTTCGTCAAGTGCCTCGTCGATTACCGGGCTGTACTGCGCATTCGCACGGTGGCGCACCCACTGCATCATTGTGGCGGCGTAGCCCCGCAGCAAGTCTTTAGACTGCCCCGCTACATTCTCAGAGCGCATCATGCGCTTGGCCAGCGACTGCGCCGGGAACATGCTGAGATACGCTTGGTACACAGTATCCAGCTGCTTCTGCGAAGCGCCGGTTTTGTTTAGGTCGTCCATCACTCTGTGTAGGAAGGAACCATCCGGCACTTTCTTCTGGTCGTAAGTAGCTTCCGTTACGCGGGAGTAGGTCTCATACTCACCATCTTTCAGCTTCAGCTGCTCTATAGCCTGTGCCCGCTCTCCTGCAGACTCAAACTGCTGCACCACCCTGCGGTTAGTACGGGCTTCGGTGTACTCCAGCACAAAATCCCCAAACCGCATGTCAGGGATATAGCCTTTGAGAGCATGCTGGGCCTCGAACGCCTGTTTCATCTCTGCGTAGGCAGTAGGGTTATCGCGGTACTGAGCCAGCAAGAACTCGCGGTTCGCCTGAAACTCTTTGTCATAGTCCCTGCGCATTTCGAGGTACATGTCGCGCACAGGTTTTGGCAGATTGTTTAGCACGTTACGCAGGCGCTCGTACGTCTGTTGCTGGTCTTTGGATGGCTCGAACTTGTTCTCAGGCACCAAGTCTATTCCGTTACGGCGCGCTTCGTCTGCCAGTGTAACCATGCGCCCCATATGGGCAGCGTATTTCTTGTCGTTGGCTATCTTGAGCCAGCCATTGTACTTGTCATTGAATACTTTGCTACGGCGTTCAATTTCTCCAAGGCGGCGTTCAAGGGAGTCGGACAGCTTTTTCAGCGCCCGAGCCAGCGGGGTGTATTTTGAACCTGCGTCTTTGTAGATGTCGTAAATATTCTGCAGCCGCATCAAGGAGAACGCGGCTTTCAGCGCAGTGGAGTAGACTGCCTCGAACTTGGGGTCCACCCCGTCTACTTTGCGCAACAGCTTGCGGAAGTCACTTTGCGCTTCACGGGTAACCGGGCGTACTTCTTTACCTATGCTAGTAAGCGCTTCGGCTGCCGACTTGGGCGTACCCATGAACAGTTTTTCAGTGACGGTGGGCTCCGCGGAGCGCGGTACGTTAAGCAGCTCCTCGATGTACTTGATGGCTTGGTCGTATACAGACTGCTGTTTACGGAAGCCGAAGAACTCAGCGATAGTCTGGACGATGCGGTCCCACAGACTGCCGCCTTTGGGGGCCTTCATTGCTTTGGTTGCCGCGGCAAATGACTCGTTGCCCATGATCTCTGCAGCGAACTCTTGCACGTCAGTGCCGCCGTAGGTACCACCAAGCTGGTTCTTCACGATCTGGAAGAACCCACCAAAGTCCTTGGCTACCTTGGAGTTCGGGTTGGCAATCTGGTTAGCAAGCGCAGCATGCGATAGCTCGTGCACCAGCGTGTGCTCATTCAACCCAAGCTCCGGGTCGAGCGTGATGGTGTCGGTGATGGGGTCGTACTCACCCGGCCTACCGAGCGCTGCCACAACAATTTTCGTCTTCAACCCGAGTGACTGGAACCTGCGCAGAATCTGCTGCGCCTCGGGGCGTTGGCCCATCTTGCCTACGAGCAAAGAGATCGTCTGCTTCAGGTCACCTGCTTGTACTGCGGCCAGCAGGTCACCCTCCAGTTTAAGGGAGTTGGTGGCGTTTTCGAGGTACATGGGCTGGCGCGTGCGAGCCCCACGTGGGTCTATGACTTGACGGATTTGTTCCGGCCCCGCTGGAGGTAGCTGAGTAACCTTACCTCCAGTCAGTTCAAACATACGCTTCTGGCTTTTCAGCTTTCGCTCTTCGTCAATCTTTTCTTCTGGGCGCGTAGAACGCGCAACGGCGGTGTCCGCTGTGAGGGCCCCAGTTTCCTCGGCTACCCGCTTGTCTACTTCCTTAAGCGCAGCGCGCGTTGCGGGGTCGAGCTTCTTGGCGGCAGTAGGGCTCGCAGCCTCTTGCTTGCGCAGTGCGGCATCCACTTTTTGGGTGGTTTCCTGCTCAGCCTTCTCCGCACGCGCAGCGACCTCCGCTTCGTCGATTTCATTACGGATAGCGCGTTTCTTGGCCGTCACCTGCGTACGGCTAAGTATGTTTTTGAAGTCTTTTGCATGCTTAGCTATCGCTTTAGCAGCCTCGGGCGACATGTTCGCTTTAACCCAGCGCACAGCCCTACGAGCAAAGGCTTTGTTCTTGGCTTTGTCTTCTGTAGTAACTGTTTCCGTCGTAGTGTATTTTGGCACACCCTCCGCTACCATAACGCGTAACGCTGAAGCAGGATCGTACGCACGAAAATATCTCGCGGCGGCTTGCGCATCGGAAGTCGGTAGCCCCTCACCAACTTCTTGCGCTGCAAGAGCCTCCGCAACGGCAACGTCCTCGGGGCTTATCGGTACGCGTCTAACTACAACCCTCTTGCCCGCCGCGGGCGCTTCAAACTCTACACCGAGGTTTTCTTCTGTTTCTGCTACTTCACCCTGCGCCGTTTCGGTCTCGGTGCTTGGGGCTTGCGCATCACCGGAGGTTTCTTCGGTGTTGGGGGGTTGTGTTTTTTGGGTGTCGGCAGTTTGTAGGTCATCTACTACCTCTTGGGATGGCTCAGGTTGTGTTGCCTTCGGGGCAAATCGGGCGACGAGGGTGTTCACCGCATCAGAGTTTCTGTCGGCGTAGTCACCCTTAAAAGCTTTCTTTGCTGTTTCCAGATCAGATGCAAAGCGAGTAGCTACTGCAGGGTCCGTCAGGTCTTGGTTGGCGTACTGCGCCAAAATACCACTATCGTTCCGCACCATGGCCAGAGAGGGGTTCAGCCCCACTTCTTTGGCAAGAGCAACACGCTCCTCTCTTGTAGTGGGGAACTTGGGCGCAGCAGGTGCTGCTTGCTGCGTGGTTGGGGCAGCCCGCCCAGCCTGCATCTTCTGGGCTTTTGCGATGTCTACGAGCTCTTGGTCTTGTGCGAGTTCTATAGGCGTCTTGCGCGCCTGAAGCCCCCCAACCAAATCCACTTTTGCGGGGGCTATGTCTTTGAGCGCCTGCTTACGCGCAGCTTCTGCTTCCCGATCCGCCTGCTTCTTCGCCCGATCCGCCGCTGCGTCTTCTCGTTCCTTTGCCGCAGCAGCTTCTTCTGCTTTAGCGGCGGTGGCTTCTTCACCTACGAGTATGTTAGTAAGTGCTTTTGGCAGGGGTTGTTGCCCCTTACCTGTGCCCAGCGTACCCTTTTGCCTACGCGCACGCACGGCCTCAACCGCACGCTCAAACACACTGCGTTCTTCAGGAGTCAAGTCCGCAATGCGTTTGGCTGGGTCGAGAGTTAGTGGTGCTTGGTCCGGGGCTACGGGAATACGAGGCGCCTCTATGGCAGCCGCTGCCATCACCAGCTGCTCATTCATCAGTGCCTTGATCTTGTTGAACGTAATGCGCTCTTCGTTGTCTTCCTTCGTCGGCAGCGTTTCAAGCGCTGTGGCCTCAGTGAGCCCTTGAGACTTCATATAGTCAAATACGTCTCGATCCCGGCCCTCCATCAAGTCCGGCAGTTCAGTAGCCGCAAACGTACCGGGGGGTGCAAAGCGCTCTTCACCACCACGCGTGCGGTAGGCTTCTCGCTGCTGTTCTTGCAGGCGTAGTTCTTCTTGCTGGGCTTCACCCGCACGGGTTTGCGGGGCCATAACGGGGGCTAGCTCGCCAAACAAGTCTGGCTGCATACCCGCAGGGATTTTGTCTGCCCCTTGGCGCTCTTGCTCCGCAGCAAACAGGTCTTGTGTCTCCTGCTCGGCTGCTTCGCGCAGTCTTGTTTCCGCACGACGCTGTACGCGCCCCGGCTCTCCTACCCGCGTAGCGCCACCCAACGTGCCCCCCGCGATACCGGCCAGATAGGCAGCTTCTCCATACTCCGCGAGGGCTTCAGGTGACAATACATCCAACCCAGCTTGGGCGCGCTCTATTACCTGCTGCGCAATCTCAGTGGGTATTTCGACTGCAGCGGCAGTAAGGGCACCCCTACCGGCGGCTCCTGCCCGGGCACCCATGGTTACAGGTGTTGCGGCTTCTCCACGCAGTTTAGCCAGCGCGGCTCCAGTAAGGTTTCGGGCTGCTGCACTATCAAGCTGGGCATCATCAGCAAGCTTCAGAATAGACTTGATGACCCCCTTACCAACCGTGGCAGCTGCACCCGCGGATTCTAAGGCAGTCTGACCGACTGCGGCAGTGAGTGCTCTACCAGTGCTAATGTCAACTGGTACGCCTTCCGCCTGCTGGGTTTCTGCTTGGCGCTCTATGTTGGAGCCAAAGAATAAAGGTACCCCGACCGTCGCAGCCCCTATGGCGGCACCGAGCCCCGGAACAGGGATAGCCACTTGCCCAGCCGTAGCGCCAGCACCTAGCGCACCCAAGATAGGCAACTGCCCGGCTACCGCGGATGGAATCTGACTAACCGCTTCGCCTGCAGCGGACAGAAGGCCGTCTTCTTCGTAGGCACGTTTGACACGCTCGAAGGAAGGCCCCTCGCCATATTCTTCACCGATCTTCTGTTGACGTTCGAGGCCAGCCAGTGCTGCTTCTTCCTCATCACCAAAGACTGCGGAGCCTGTAGTGCGCAGGGAAGACAGTATAGACTCGACGCTACGGCCAAACTCGCCGCCCATAGTGGGGGCTTCGGGGGTTTCTGGAGATGCGGAAACCTCGTAAAGCGAGGCAAACGGACCCCCCGGTGCGGGCGCTTGCGTTTCTATTTGTTGTATATATCTAGCTAGCGTAGTAGCTGCGGCAGTGTCGCCCGCAGCATGCGCGTTTCGGAACGCCCGAATTGCGTCATCTAACTCTGCCATGAGGAGCCCTATTTATTGAGGAGGTGGAGTTAGATACTGACTCATCGCGGCTCGCACGTCTTCGGGCACTTGGCTACCGCCCTGTTGCTGGGAAGGCCCTCTACCCCTTACGCGCTGCAACAAAGCGTTCATCTCCGCACTTATTTGTCTCATGCTCTCGGACGCTGCGGCTTTCGCTGCGGCATCAGAAAACGTGCTATCGAGGACGTTTTGCGCTGCCTCCATTCCATCCGCGAGAAGATTACGCTCCGTAGTAAGCCTGTTTGTCTCGTCAACGGACATGCGCCCTGTACGCTCGCTTTCTGCCAGCTCACGCTGTAACTGCGCGTCCATTTCAGCAAGACTCTGCCTAGATGCAATGTCTGCCTGCGCCAGCTTTTCATCCGACCTAATCCCCATCTGCTCCAACTGCAGGCGCAGCGCCCGGTCTTCAGCGCTTTCTTCCTGCCGGGCCTGCATCTCGTCGCGCTGGAACTGGAGGTCTTCGATATTCTTGACCGTCTGGGCCATCTCGCCTTTGATACGCTCGCGCCGGTCACGCAGCCCCATGCCACCACCCGTCATTGTTGCACCAAGGGTAGTACCGCCACTGGCGCCAGCGCCAAGCAGGAAGTCGATGAGTGCACCGAGCTTATCTTTTTCTTCGGCTTCAAGGCGCGTCAACTGATCTTCATACCGACTCATGCGCGGGTCTTTAGGCGCCGCTGCGGGTTCTGCACGCTGCACAGCCGGTAACGTTTCGGTCATGGCTGCTACGTTGGCTTCGTTTTCCGCGTCTGTGTAGGCGCGTTGGGGGGTGGGGCGAGTATTTACCTCACGTTGTGGTAGCACAGAAGCGATACCCTGCTGCGGTCCAAACGGCCCGGTGCCGCGAACCGTGACGGGGGCAGGTTCTTGCGGCGGCTGCGCCTCGGCTGCGGGCTGATCCGTGCTTCCAGTCCGCCGGTAACGCTCGGCCTCCGCGTTCTTCCGGGCAAAAAACTCAACTAGCCCTTTGAGCACGCTATTGCTGCGCAGCCCCGCCATTTGGGGGTCTATCTGCCCGTAATCTAGGTAGTCTTCCTCTCCCTCCGGCATCCCACCTTCCTGATACCCAACAATACCCCCTTGGGCCATACCAACCATGTTCGGTGCGGGTTGCGTGGGGAGACCACCGCTCAACGCTTGCTGTGCTTGCTGAGCGGCCATTTGCTGACCTTGCTGCTGGATACCGGGGCCCATTGCCTGTGCAACTTCCTGCCGCGTCATATCCATGACTTGCCCTTCCAGCTGGTCTTTCACCGTGCCTTGTGGCCCTTGCATTTGCATCTGCAGACTGCGCTGCGCAGCTTCCTTGTCTTTCTTCAGTTTTTGCAAGGCAAGCAAATCCAAGAGGTCTTGCCCCATAGCATAGCGTTGCTGGAGCCCCTGCGGGTTGCCAGCGAACATGTCTGCGCGGTCGTTTACGATGGAGTCTATGCCTGCCATGGGTAATCTCTCTTAGCCGCCTGTTTTTGAGCCGCCATTTTTCCACGTGTTAAACAAGTCAAGAATGCTTCCTGTAGTCCCCATCAACGACGTCAGCCCACTAGGCTGTTGATATGAATAGGACTGCGTAGCAAGTGGCAAGCCTTGGAGCAAAGACTGCATGTATTGCACTTGCTTATAGGGATAGTCCCGTTCCTGCTCAAACTGGTTGATGTCTGCAGCGATACCTTCGCTCTCGATACCGCGCTGGGTAGCGCCAGCGTTCATCTGCGCCTGCAAGCCTTGCAGTCCGTACTGCTGGTTCTGTCCTGCGGCAGCCATACGCCGAGCTTCTTCCGTGTTGAACTGCCCTTGCGCGTTAGTAAACGCATTCTGCATTCCGGTGCCATATATGTTGGCGAGGTTGCGCTCCAACGCATCGTACCCCTGAGACTCCATCACTGCCTGACGCCCACCACCGTATGAGCCTGCGCGAGTCATCCGACCAGCATTGTTGACTCTAGTGATCTCTGCCTGACGGCGTGCCTCTTCCATCTGCGGGTTAAGCGCACCTTGAATATACGGTGACATGTAACTACCCGCGACACCGGGGTCATTAAAGCTACCCGGGGTGTACGACATGGAGGCGGCAGTAGGCATAGTGAGATTCGCCAAGCCGGTAAACGCTTGACCCTGCAGGTTTGACGCCCCTGCAGTGAGAGGCCCTGCGTACGCCTGATATGG